GTGGTGATGAAAACAATTGTTTTTGTGATGACGAATGTGAAAGCTGTGGTGCATGAAGTTTATACTTATCTTATTTCTTAGTTTATTTTTTTCTACAAAAATTTTAGGTGCGGATATTAACACGGTGTCTAGTACGGTAGTGACCTCAACGCCTGGTACTGCTAACTCCCCTTCCGTTGTTGTAAACAATTCTAATATTTGTAAGACTGCTGTAGCGGGTGCGGTGCAAACCCAGATATTTGGTATTAGTTCGGGTATCACAGTCACAGATGAAACCTGTGAATTATTATTACTCTCTTCAAAGTTATACCAATTTCAAATGAAAGTTGGTGCGGTGACTTTATTAGCATCTGAACCAAGAGTGTTCGATGCATTATGGAACGCTGGTACTTACGCCCCAGTAAATATTAATGGTGAAAGTAAAATAGGAAATGATGCAAGAGATGCATGGTTAGACAATGTACATCTTATGCCAGAGGGTAGCTTAGTCAAAGCTAGATTACTAAAAGAAAATCAAATTGTAATAAGGAAGGAGGATAATCATGACCTTGAGAAGTTTTTATTTATGGCTATGGCTATGTATATTGGTATTCCTATCCTCTTCTAGTAAAGCTGTAGACTGCACAACAGATGTTACTGGATTATGTACTCCTGGTGTTACAGAAACTATTATTGAAACAGTAACAGAAACAGTAGAGCATAAACCAGATGGTGTTCTTACTACAATAGAAACAATTAAAGACATTACAACTACAACAGTTACCAATGAAAACTCTGGTGATTTATTAGACGGTGACAATGACTACGTTGTATCATCTAAAGAAGGTGATATGGACCAAGACTGGGGGGGAGCCTGGCCCAGCTAGTATACTTTCTGGAAATAATTGTGGTCAATTAGGTACAGACAAGTGTGCTATGATTACTGGATCGGGTAACTCTACATCAGCAATGGGTGTTCCTAATATGGGAACTACATTTATACAGACAGTAGACATATCTGATCTTAATATTTCTAATGGAGGTCAAACTAATTATACAATTAAAGTAGACAAGCAAGATGCTAGTGACTCTATCTATATGCATATCACAGGTAAGGATGGAAACACCAATGTCTTTTCTGGTACTGATATTTTATCTGCTAGTGGTACTGCAAGTGGCTATCAAACATATGAAAACAGTTTTGACTTTGCTGGTAGTTTAACGACAGTCATTATTGAGATTGGAGGTAGAGATATTAATCTTGCTATAGGCCCCATGTTCGATGATGTATCAATCAATGTGTTATATAATGTTATCAATACCATTATTAGCCAAGAAATAACTACTGTAGAAATGTTTGTTGCTCTTAACATAGATGCACCAGAAGAAATTATAAATATTGTTGAAGATATTTTTGACAGTAATGACATGGTGGATACCGATGAAGGTATGTCTATGGAACCTATAGAGATGGAAGAAGTAACTTATGAAACTGTAGAAACAGAGATGGCTGAAATGATAGAGATGGAAATGCCAGAGATAGAAATAGAGGTAGCCGAAATAGAAATAGAAATAGAAGCAGAGATTGAAGCTGAAATAGAAACAACAGTAGAAGAAACTATTGAAGAAGAAATGACAGAGCCAGAAGTAGAAACAAAAGAAGTAGAAAAAGCAGAAGTAAAGGAAGAGCCTAAAGAAAAACCAAAGGAAGAACCAAAGAAGGAAGAGTCAGCTAAAGAAAAAGTTGGTAAGAAAATTGTTAAGTCAATGGATGATAAGAAAAGATACGATGCTACTAATCAATTAAAAACATTAATTGTTATGCAAGTGTTAGCTGATAGTAAATCATTTTTTCAAAGTCAAAAAGAATTAGAGGACCGTCAAGGTTTCTTTGATGATGTTGTACTAGCTGATGGTGAAATTAACTATAACCTTATGGGCCAATATCTTTTGTTTGTTGGTAGTGATGGGTTACATAACGAAATGGTGGAGAGTCAATGGCGGAACTAGAATTTGGTGGATTAAAATTTAAAGGCGGTAAAATTTTTTTAGTAATTACTGCCCTAACAACTTTGGGTGGTGCTATGTGGGGAGGTTTTGAATTTTATAAGGACTACCTGGACATGAAAGAACAGATACAAGAATATGTTGCACCAGATTTAAGTGACTTTGATAAACGATTAGAGTTAGTGCAATCAGAAGTAGACATGATCCAGGGTGAGTTGTCTATGATTATACAAGAAGTATCTTTGGTGTCTGATGTTGCTAATGAATTAAAGAATGATCTGCGTACTGATGTAAGACGTATAGAGTCTATTGTTGAGGATGTAGAGCAACAAGTAAAACAAGATGCTAGAGATAATAGTAAAGATTTAAAAGAAACATTAACATCAATTGAGAATGACATGGATGAGTTGGATAAAGATATTAATGAAGCAATGACAAAGCTAGAAGAAACTATTGATAAAAGAATTAAGCTATCATTAGATAACCCTTTAAGTCAGATAAAGTAATGGCTGATTGGGAAAAAGAAATTGCTGAACTACGGACTGATGTAAAGCATATGTTGCAGAGCCAAGAAACAATGCAACAAGAAATTAAAAACTTACAAAAATTTTCAGCTATGGGTTCTGGAGGTTTAAAGGCTTTAGTAATGATAGGTATTGTACTTGGTGTAATTGCTAAATGGATGGGGTTTTTTGATTAAGAACAAGCGAAGAAATGGATGACAGATGATAACACCTATAAATTATGGTTACTTCAACAACTTCTTGAAAGCAACAGATTGCCAGACGATAATCCAGAATGGGAAGAAGAATTTATTGGAGGGCAAGACCTGGGGGAAGGATCAACAGGACCAACGCAAATCAAAAATAAGTTGGATGAACGACTTTCATTTAGGTCAAATCTTGTATACACAATTACAACAGGCAAACGACCAATTGCGGTGGAACTTACAAACTACGGTTATAGAGTGCATACAATTCACTAGCTACGGTGAGGGTGATTTCTATGATTGGCATAGGGATAATGATTTAGATAAATCTTTTGAAGAAGGATACCTAAAAGGATTAGTACGCAAGATTAGTTTTAGTATTTTATTAAATGATCCAGCAGAATATGACGGTGGTAATTTTCAATTTGAAATAGGTAATCCTAATGACAAAGATAGAATTAAAACATTAGATAAAACTACGCAAGGTGGTGCTATTATATTTCCTAGTTACTTATATCATCGTGTTCAACCTGTCACAAAAGGTACACGTTATTCTTTAGTTGGCTGGGTATGTGGTCAGCCCTGGAGGTAGTATGATTAACTATATTATTGCTGGTATTCTGTGCGTTGCAAACATACAATCGACAAATCTATGTTTTGATGTTAGGATACCTGTGAAATTTGAAACCTTGGCAGAGTGCGATTTCAAAATGAAACAATTGATTAGTGTACTTCATCAAGATTTTGAAGAACGAGGTATATATATGCGTACTAGATGCTTTGATGAAACACAACTTAATGGGAAGAATATTGTATGGACTACGACAGGTTAAAAGAAGAGATTACAAATAGTGAAGGCTTACGATTAAAAGCCTATCAATTAGAATACAACACAGCCGATGGTCCAGTCAAAGAACCATTTTATACTATAGGTATAGGCCACCGTGTTAAAGAAAGTGATAAGATAGATGTCAATAAAGAGTACACCTATGACTTTGTTCAGAAATTATTTGAAGTAGATTTTTCTATAGCCAAAGCTGGGGCAGATGAATTGTTAGGTGACTGTCATCCAATGGCGAAGGAATGTGGAATAGAAGCTGTCTTTGTCCTGGGCAAGAATGGGTTTAGTAAGTTTGGCAAGACAATAAAATTTATTAAAGAAGGAAAGCACCAGGAAGCATCCGAGGAAATAAAAGATTCAAAATGGTATCGTCAAGTACCGCATAGGGTGGAAGAGATATCAAGAAAGTTGAGGGAAATATAATGTTAAATATGTTACTTGGACCTGTTGCAAATATAGTTGGTAGTGCTGTCAAAGGTTACACAGAAACTAAGAAAGCAAAGGCAGAACAAAAAATTACTGAGATAAAAAGTAAAACAGATATTATGAAAAAACAGATATCTGGTGAAATTGATTATGATTTAACTGCATTAAAAAATCAAAATGCAACATGGGCTGATGAAGCGTGGACTATATTATTTATTTTAATAATTGGTGGATGTTTTATACCTCCCTTTACTCCTTATGTAGAAAAAGGTTTTCTCGCTTTAAGTGCCACGCCCCAGTGGTTTCAGTTTGCCATGTACGGTGCAATTGGAAGTAGCTTTGGACTGAGGTCCATGACTAAGTTTCTTAAAAAATAGATGGACATAAACAAAAGAATATTTTGTATCTCTGACCTTCATTCACCGTACCAGCATAGAGATGCACTAGCTTTTATTAAAGCGTGTAAGAAAAAGTATAAGCCTACAAGATGGGTTTGTATGGGAGATGAGATAGATGGCAGTAGTTTTTCTTTTCATTCACCCGATCCAGCCCTAGATGCACCTACTAAAGAGTAGACTTAGCTAAAAATTTTTTACATAAGTTACAGGAGATTGTTCCCGATATGA